ATGGCATGACTGGCAATGAGTTGTACGACACAATCATCAACGCCATGGCTAATCACGCTGGTCGGAGCCGCCCAGAAGCCCAAGCCGAATTTAACAATATGTTGCAAGACATGGGTTATGACGGCCTCATCACCACCCAGCGCAACAGCTTGGACACTGGGGAAGAGGTTATCGGCGGCATTGATGGTGTCAAAGCGAGGACTTATGGCGCGTCCAGCGTAACGCATGACGCGGCCATTCTGTTTGACTCCAGCCAAGTGAAGCATGTGGACTCGAAAGAGTTTGATGCAGACCTGACCTCAATGTACCACCTTGAGGAAGTGTCAAACGTGCCTCGCGGTGTGACAGGCGCGACTGTCGAGTCTCTCTCCACTGGCCGTCTTAACTCTGTAGATGATATCCCCGTCGGCGAGTTTGGCGAACTAGCAGAGACAGCAGGAACCGACCCGACATACACTGGCGCAATCATGTCAATGCTCAGACGCCGCCCTCTCACGGAGCAAGAAGAGGTGGCAGTAAGGTCGCGCGGGCCGATGGCATTCCTGCAATCCCAGTCTGACCGCATGCGTCGCATGGGTGCAAAGTGGCTGGGAGACACATACGAGAAGCACTTCCCAGACATGAACCAACGCTTTGCTGGTAAGTTCTTCCCCATCCGCCAAGCTCTGGCGAAATTGCCAGACGCAGACGGTGTGCTTCGCAGCTACGTTCGCAAGTCGACTGCTGGCGTCGGGCAAAAGCAACCACAGTCACATAGCAAAATCGTCCGCGCCCTCAGACGTGGAGACGGCAGCCGTCAAGAGCAGGCACTTACCCCGCAAGAACGCGCAATCTACAACCAGATTCGCACAACTCTGGCAGGCGAGCGTCAGGAACTCATCGACCTTGGGTTCCATGTTGGTGATCGTGGCCCGAACTACTTGCCACAGGTCTGGAACGCAGAGAAAATCCACAAGAACAGAGACGCGGCTATCGAAAAGTTTAAGCAGTATTATGTCTACGAGCGCATGTCGAATGGCATGGACTTCACAGACGAAGAGGCACTCGCCTTTGCTCGTGGCATTGTTATGACCCTTACAGAAGAAGGAGGAGACGGTGCATTTATCCCTGTTCGTGGAACAACTAAAAACCCAACTTTCGAGAACGCTGACTACTCTCGTGTCATCGAGCTTGAAAAATATCCAGAGATGCTGGAGCAACTTGAAGAGTTTCTTGAAGACGATCTTGAAGCCATACTTGTAAAGTATATCGAAGGAAGTTCACGCAGGATCACACATGCCCGTGAATTTGGCGTAAATTCTCACGCCGTTTCAGATTATCTCACAGTGGCGCAGGAAGGCGTGAACGGAATTGTACGTTTGTTGTCGTCGAACAAGGTCTTCAGACGTGACATCCAGAGCATGATGCCTGATGGACAGCGCGAAGAAGCCACTCTGGCCGACGTCATCAGGATGCCATTCGTCAATAATGAGCAAACAGCTATAGAATTTGTCAGCCGACTGATGGACGCGCACGCACAAAGTGGCGCACCTGCTGCACGGCAACTTCTGTACAGTGTGGCTCCAATAGATAACGCCACTGGCCGCATGAACCAGACGTACAAGCGGCGTGCTGACGCAATCGTCCATGGCCTTGAAGACTTCCGTGGTATGGACGGACAGCTTTCGCCAGCCGACGAGGACTTCATCCAGAACGCAATGCGTATTGCGATGAAGAAGCCTCTAACAGCTTTTGGTGGCAAAGGTGTCGTAAACACGAGCCGCACTTTGCGTGCTGTGAATAACGTGACCTTGCTGGCCTTTACTACTTTGACGTCCCTCGGTGACTTGGGTCTGCCTATCATCAGGTCTGGCTCGTTTAAGTCTTGGGTGAAAGGCTTGCACAAGTGGAAGAGCGACCCAGAATACCGCGCCATGCTTCAGAACGTGGGCGTTGCTATGGAGAACATTCTCCATGAGCGCATGCTCCATCTATATGGCGCACCAAATGGCAAAGGCTCGCACGCATTCTTCAATGCTACGTTCCTCACACCGTGGACTGACATGAACCGCGAGATCGCTGGTGCAACCGCACACGAAGCCTTCATCGCCATGCAGAAGAAAGCCTTCAATCACTTCAAAGAAGGCACGCCATACGCGCAGCAACCTGCTGCGTACAAGACGGCTCACCGTTTCCTCAAGACTTATGGTCTGGAGGCGTTCTTGCCCGGAGCAGAACGTCAAAGTGAATCCCTTGGCAGCCGCCAAATGTTGGCTGAAGACGAGACTCTCCGCATGGCGATAATCCGCTTCGCAGATGATGCCATCTTCCAGCCCAATGCGGACGACGTCCCGATGTGGGGGCAAACACCAATCGGCGCACTGGTCTTCCAACTGAAGTCCTTCCCGCTGATGATGACACGTCTTGCAGGACACACCTTGAGGGAGGCAGACAGGGGCAACTTCAAGCCGCTGATGTACTTCGCAACGATTGGCCCTGCCTTCGGCATGGTTACGAACAGTGCCAAAGACGTTGTCCAGCAGCGTGGCGGCGAAGACGAAAGGTCGCCAGAGCTTCGCAAGAGAAACTTTCTCAAGACCATCGGCTACGATGAAAAAATACATGGCAATGAGAACGACTTCTTGGGCTGGTATCTTGAAGGTCTGATGGTCATGGGTGGTCTTGGCCTCCTTGGTGACGTGATCCACTCCACCGTGTCCCAAGCTGACAATGGAGCATTCGGTCAGAACCGCATCGCATCGACCTTCCTTGGCCCAACATTTGGTCTTGGTATGGACAGCATCACCGTATTAGCAGGGGCGCAAGACGCGGCTTTCGGCGGCGACAATAGCAATGCTAAAGAACGTGCCGCAGTCAGGGAGCTTGCTAATCGCATCCCAGTGATCGGCGGGGTTCGCTCTGCCAAGGAGAACATTGTTGAAGCGGTGGCAGGAGAAGCCACTCGCGGGAACAAGAGAAATAGTGGAGGAGGGTTCTTTAACTAATGTTTGCTGAAAGCGTACTGAAATGGAAAATACTTCCGCGATTTATGATGTTTGTAATGACCATCATGTACATTCGCGTCATCGAGTGGTTCATAGACGTCCATGACTCTGGCCTTGTGACTGTCGAAGCCACCGCCCTAACCGCCACTGTTACTGGTGCCATGACTGGTGCTTTTGGCCTGTGGCTCGGATCGGAGAACAAGTCATGATTCAAGCACTACTTGCCCCAATCGCTGGTCTGGCTACTAGCTGGATCGAAGCGAAGACAACAAAGCAAACTGCTGAAGCTAAACTGAAGCTGACCGAAGCTGAAGCGAAGGCAAAAATTATGCTCTCAGAGAAGACGTCTGTCGCAGACTGGGAGCGCATCATGGCACAGGGTACACAGAACTCACTCAAAGACGAGTTTGTCACCGTGATCGTAATGATCCCGGTCGTCTTGTGTTTCATACCCGGCATGGAAGAGACCGTTAAGAATGGCTTCGATCGTCTTGCGGAGTTGCCAGAGTGGTACACATGGCTCGTTTTCACAATCTGCACGGCAGCCGTTGGCATCCGTGGAGGCAAGCACTTCTTCAAGCGATAGGATAGATTATGGAGTTCAAACTTTCCCAACGGTCATTGTCACGTCTTGAGGGGCTAGAGCCTGAATTAATTGGTGTCGTGAACCGTGCTATTGAATTAACAAATGTGGATTTTGGTGTGACATGCGGAATAAGATCAAAGGCGGAGCAAGAAAAGCTGGTTGCATCTGGTGCATCCCAGACGATGAGGTCGAAGCATTTAGAGGGCAGAGCGGTGGACGTCGTGGCATACATTGGGCCGAGGATCACATGGGAACTCAACGTGTACGACAACATTGCAGATGCGTTCAAAAAGGCCGCAGACGAACTCGACGTTCCTCTTCGTTGGGGCGCGGCGTGGAACGTGTATGATCTGCGCGGGTGGGACAATACAATGGAAGAAGCGATGATGCACTATATTGACGCGCGAAGGTCAGAAGGTCGGCGTCCTTTCATTGACGCACCGCACTTTGAACTGACATGAATGGTTCACGTCTTTCTGTTACTTGTTTTTGTTGGAAGCGGCGAAGCTCAGAAACTCGTCAGTGGTGATATGTATTTTTGGGACGTGAATAAGTGTAATTATTTCGCGTCTAAATTGGTTAAAAGATACGGAAACTATAAATATAAATACCGTTTGGACAAGCAACACAAATCAACAGCTTACTGTGTTCCTAAGTACATTGAACAGAACTCAGTCCGCATCTACTAACTCGCTTGCCAAAGCCGCATATCCACAAATGTCCTGCCATGTGTCTTGGTGATGGGGCGTGTGTGATACGCGTGATAGTTTCATGGCTATGAGGCACTGATAAACCTCCTCTACAGAAACAAGACGACCTAAAATTACTGACCAATGTGCTGCAATGCGAAGATGGTTGTCATAGGCATCGCCATAATCAGTAGCCCTATCGCCGTTGATTTTCTTTTTTGCTTCATCTAACGTAATGTTTCTCTTTACTTCGCCCACTGCACCGTCATCCTTATTGTATCAAGTTCTGTTTCAATAATTCGTCTTTTCTTATGAAGCACGCGAATTTCACATTTAAGATAGCGTTTTTTATCTCTAGCTTTGGCTAACATATCCTTTTTGTTTTTGTGTTGCTCAAACTTTATTCGAGAGATCGCGTCGTCTATGGATGTAACTTCGTCTTGCTTCTCTTCAATCTCGAACAGAAGCTCGGCTCGATTGTTACCAAGCTCAGTGTAACGCACCATTATTTTGCCAAAGTCGGTCATGTTTTTTTCTCAAATGGCTCGTACTTTTGGTATTGGTCACAAACTGAGACCGCCTCTTCATCATGTTTTGAGCAATGCCAAGTACCCTGCTTGTTAGCAAAAGCATGCTGACAGGTTGAGCAAGTCTTCGGAGTTTCTACCCCCTCCCAACAGACGCCGCGCTTGAAACATCCACGGCACCGCCAGTCTGTTTCGTCCACACTGATCTTGGCGGCCTGATTCGCCAAGACGCGCTCAATCCTTTGTCGTATGTAGTTCCACTCAAGCTCGTCGAACTCTACAATCTCTGCGTGGTACTCGCTGTTGTTCTTGCAGACTGCAATGAAAAATGACGACGGTATCTTAGACATGCCCATCATCATCTGCATCTGCGCGTAGTATCTGGAGTGGGAAATCTTGACGCCGTCTTTCTGGAACTTCTTGAAGCTCGCCTCGTTCATGGACTTGATCTCCAAGACGCGAAGAACTTCGTCATTAAGCTGGATGTGTCCGTCCATGTGACAGACGATATGGCCACCTAGTTCTGAATAAGTATGTTGCCTCCCGGTAAGCCCATCCTTTTCCCAGACGCGGACGTCTGCTTTCAGCTTTAGGTCTCGGACGACCTCCTCTTCGAGGATGTGGCCCAAGCGGAATATGCGCTTGAGGCGGGGGTCTGGGTCAGTATTCGGAAAACCTCGTAAGCTGTAGGCAAGCTCTGCATCACATGCAGTGCCAATGCCAGATGCGCCGATGTAATCTCGCGCCCTCTCTCGACTCTCTCTGGCATAACCTTCATC